CTGGTTGGAGCCGTACAGCTCCTTGATGTCGCCCTGGATATCGATCGAGACTTCCTGCGTCACCGCGAGCATCAGCGGCGTGGGATTGGCGATCGCTGCGCCCGTCGCGTCGAAGGTCGGTGTGCCCCACAGCACCCCGGCACCGAAATTGTACATGGCCATGCCAATTCTCCAATAAAAAGCCCGCAAGAAACGGGCGTTGGCGTTCGTAGTTGAAAGTGATTGGTGACTTAGACGGGAGTGCAGCCAGTACGCGCGATCTGGCGTCGCTCGTCGTCGCTCAAGTCGGCGGGCGCGGTGAGCACACCATCCTCGACATGGATTTCGCGCCCGGTCGACAGCGTGATCGCACCGACATGGGCCGGCGCCGCGAAGCGCGGCGGTGTAGATGAGGTCGCCGCTGCGTCGTCCGCCGTTGGCGTCGGGGGATCAGTCTCGGCCGCGGCGGATTGCGATCGTGCCATTGGTGTCTCCGTTATCGTCAGGGAAGGATGATGGTGATCGGCACGATCAGCATGGCCTGACCGTCCAGGTCGCCATTGTCCTTGTGGATCGTGCCGTCGATGAACGCGCGATAGGCGAGTCCGCCGAGCGTCTGCCGCGCACCGGGAAGCGCGGGGCGAAACGCCGCCTCGATCGCGTCGAGGATCACGTTGCTGGTTTCGGCTGGGGTCGCCGCCTGATCCTTGCCGCCGCGATGATAGATAATCCAGCTCGCGCGCAGGCTGTGCTTGTCGAGCTGCCCGTCGAGCGAGGTAACCGTCTCGGTGCCCTCGATCTGGTACAGTCCGGGCACCGGCGCCTTGTCCCACATCTTGAGTCGGCGCGAGCGCTCGACAAAGCTTTCGTCATTGCCCCAACGCACGTCGCCCAGCGCCAGCAATGCGTCGAACACTTGGTTGCGGCTAGTCATCCGATCGCCTCCTGTGCAGCGGTGATCGCCGCCAGTTTCAGCGCCGCGGCGATCTCGTCGGCCTCGTCGCCCAACGCGCTCGCCAGATAGGGGCGCGCCGGAAAACGGGACCCGGGATGGTGGATCACCCGCGCGAAGACATGTTTGCCACCCGCCGCGAAGGCGAGTGCCTTGGCCTTGTCGGGCACGATGTCGTGCGGTGACGTACTGCCACCGTGCTCCAGGATCGCCGCGTAACGTACGCTATCATTGACGAATACCTCGCCGACGATGCTGTCGCCCTTGGTCTCGACATTGCGCTCGACCGCGCTTGCCAGCCGCCCGGTGCGCGCGTTCAACATCTGGCCGTGGAGCTTGTCGTCGATCACATGCCGCTGCAGCTCGGCGGTCGCCGCCGTCGCCTTGGCTTCGACCGCCGCCGACACTTGCGACGACAGGCGGTCGAGGCCTGCGCTCAACCCTTCGGCCTCCAGCGTCACGCTCACAGTGGCGCCGCCAACATGTAATTGTTGAGCCGGGCGAGTACCGCCTGGTGCATCGCCTCGCGGCTGAACGCGACGGTGGTCGCGCCCGAACTCGCGTGGCTGGTCTCGCCGATATGCGTGCGGGCCGAATAGGCCTCACCGACCAATTCGGTCACGGCCAGCATCAAGTCGGCGGGAACCGTGTCATATCCGGCGACATAGGTCACGCGTACCGGCCGATCATACGGCGTGCGCGATCCGACCAGGATCACGCTGCGCCCATCGGTCGCAACGCCAAAGGCATTGCCGACCGCATCGACCGCATTGTCGATCCGCGTCTCGCCCCATTCGACCGACGTCACCGACTGGACCGGCCAATTCCGCAGCAGAAACCGCGACCCGCCGGTGCCGCGATAGGTCTCGACGTGCGTCGTCGTTAGGACGGTGCGCTGGATCGTGTTCTCGACGAATGCCGACACCTGGGTGACCAGATCGCCCAGGAGCGCGTCGTCATTGTCGCTTGAAATGTTGAGCCAGCGTTTGACCGCCGACAGATTGGTGAGGTCGCCCGCCGCCATGACGTCACGCTGTCACGAAGATGAAGCCGTGCGCGAGCAACTCGGCGGCAGCGAGGACCGGAACCCTCACGATGCCCTTGGCATCGGAGGCAAACGACTGTCCGCGCCAGCTGCACCCGGCGCCGTTCTCGTGGCGCATCGCGACGGTATCAACGATCGCCACCTTCGTCGTGCGGCGCGTGGAAGGGTTGTCGGCCAAGCGGCATCTCCTCTGAACGAAAAGACCCCGCCGGTCATCGCGGCGGGGCCAGGAAAGCCCGGGGGCGGGGGGGCTTTGTTCCCCTCCCGCTTGGCGGGAGGGGTTAGGGGAGGGCATGTCGCCATCACGACTGAAACAAGCCCTCCCCCAACCCCTCCCGCAAACGGGAGGGGAGCGATTACCGATCAGCCGTTGGCGATATTGGCGATCACGCCCATCGCGAACGGCGCGTAGACCGCCAGCGTCTCTTCGACATACACGCCCGACATCTCGGCGCGCGTCGTGATCGGCCAGTCGATCTGGTAATAATCGCGGCGCACCTTCATCTCCGCGACGTTGGGCACCTCGCTCGACTGGTATTGGACCGGCAGGTCGCCCGCCCAGCCCAGGATCGTCCCAGCCGACACATTGGGGTGCAGGCGGATCGGAATCTTCTTATTGAGGTACGGGTTGTAATAATATTCGACCACGCCGCCGGCAGTCAGCGCGACTTCGCCCGCCTTGGGATCCTGGAAGTAATTGAGCAGCGACGCGGTGCCCGACGCCAGCACCTTCTTGGTGATGTTCCGCTGCTCCTGGCTGTTCACGTAGAGCACGTCGACCGAACATTGATAATTGTCCCACATCGACTGCATCATCACGTCGATCTCGGCCACCGATCCCTGTCCCGAAGAGGTGAGGGTGGTGCCCGCACCCGGCGTGCCAGTGGCGAGATAATTGACGTACGCGCCCGATCCCGGCTTCAGCGCGGTGGTCAGCAAACCGTCGAAGGCGGTGGTGTTGGTCGAACAGTCCGCGCTGATCGCGGTCGCGGCTTGGTGGGTGCCGGCAAGGGCACCGCTGAACACCACCGAATTGGTCGATGTGATTGCCTCGAGCTTCTCGCTGCCCGCCGTACCGACGAACCAGGCATAGCCGGCGGCACCCTGGATCGCGGGGACGCTGCAGGACAGCGCCTGACCCGACGCGGTTGCCTGGCTCGCGGCCGCCGACTTCATCGACGAGCCGCCGTTGATCGTGAAGCTCTTGCCATCGGCGCCGGTCACCGACTTTGACGTCGCGACACCGCCCGACAACGAACTGTTGCGCATCCCTTCCATCGTCAACGCGACGACGATCACCGAATAGGTCGCTGCCGGCAGCGTCGATCCGGTACCGCCGACGCTCAGCGTCGGCGCCGCAGGCGTGCCGAGCACCAGCGAGGCGTTGCCGAAGATCACCCCCGCTTCTTCCTTCAGCATCGTTTTCTGCAGCAAGCGCTGCGTCATCGACGCCTTGATGTCCTCGAAGGTACGGCCGGCAGAGATCGCCTCGAACGTCGCCTGGTCTTCTTCGCCAAGGGTGCGATACGGCGCCGCGCGGTCGGCGGTGGTATAGGCCATCTGCCCGGCGCGCTGGCCCTCGGGCACCCAGGGCGTGTTGTCGAAACCCGAACCGGTCAGCGCGGTGACGGACTTCCAGTTGGTTGCGGTGCCGCCACCGCCACCAACGCGTGGCAGGGATTTGATGATCGGCGTGTTGACCGGATAAAGGTTCTTGGCCGGCGCCTGCAGGTCATAAGCGACCAGGCCAGTGCCGGTCGAGATCGCCTTTTCGACCATGTCGGGACGTCCGCCCGCCATCAGCATGATCGCGCGCGAAATATTCTCGTCGGGATTGGAAAGGCTGGTGACGAGCGACTTCTTGATCTCGTCCGGAGTCAGGTTGGTCATTGCTATCCGTCCTTTGGATAGGCGCAAGGAGCGAGGCCCGGGCGCGACGGCCCGGGCGACAGGTTCAGGCGGCTGCGCGGACCGCGTGAACCAGGGTCGGATTGGACAAAGCGATGCGCAGCAGGAACTGGCCGCGCTCCTGCTCGGGCAGGGTGTCGATCACTTTCTTGAGGTCATCGGCGCTGATCGCCGGCGCGCCGCTGGCGGAATTAGGGGAGGCGTCCTCGACTTTGCTTACCGCGCGCAGCGGCCCCGCCGCGGTCCTGGGCGCGGCGGGCTCAGCCTCGACCTGTTCCAGCCGCTTGGTGAGGTCGGCGATCGTCGCGTTCAGCATCGTGATCGTGTCGCCGAACCGTTTGGCGAGATCGGTCATCATGACGTCACCCATGGCATCGCCGCGCCGCAGCTTCTCGGTTTCCTCGTCGGGATCTGGAACGGGTGGCGTAGCCTGCAAGCGAGGGCGGCGGGCAGCTTCCGCCGGCGGCCGGTCTGCGTCGCCGCAATTCTCCTTGCAGCATTGTGCGCCCAGCGCGACGAGGTGATCGTGTGCCGCCTGGACGCGATCGGCATCGGCTTGGGCTGCCCCGGCGTCATCCGCGTCGGCGTCATCAGTGTCGTTGCCGGCATCGCCGGTCGCGACACGCTTTACTCGATCCTTGCTATCCGGCGCCGGCTTGGTCTTGGACCTGGGCGGCGGTGCGTCGTCGTCGTCGGCATCGGCCGGTGCATCGCCATCACGCGGCGCATCGGAATCGTCCGTGTCGGCATCGATATCGGCTTGCGGGTCGGCCGATTCCGGCTTTGGCCGCGGTTTGGCTGCGGGCTGCGCACCAGGCTCGGGACGGGCAGGGGCCTGCTCGCCGGCCGCCGGTCTGGCTCCTGGCTTGGCGGGCGGTTGCTTGTCCTGGTCGTCCGGCTTGCCGCCGTCCGAATCCGTGGTGGGAGCATCGGCGTCGGCCCCCGCATCCGGGTCGCGATCATCGTCTTGGTCGTCTTCGTCGTCGCCCAAATCGCTTGCCAGCGCCGCGGCGATCAGCCGTTCGCGCGCCTTGAACAGGAAGTCCTTGTACCGGCGCGATCCCGCATCCTCGGCCAGTTCGCGGGCCTTTGCGACCACCTCGTCGCCACTCGGAACATACTCCATATCGGCCTTCCACATGTTGATGAC